CTTCCTGTGTCTTGTCATAGGTTTCTTTTGATATGATAGGCTCATGATTTCCTTTGTAGATTTCTCCCATAAATTGATTATAGCCACAGTACACAGGATTATCTAATATCACTCTGACCGCTCTGTAGTTCCAGGGCTTTTCTTTTGGAAATTTCTCATTAAGGTCATCCCTGAGCTTAGTGATAGACCTACCTGACAGATAGCTCTCAAAGATGAATTTGATAGCTAGTGACTGGACTGGGTTGATGGTCATGTTGCCTGTTTCTTTGTGGTAATCGTAACCATAGGATGTCTTAGCCCACATCATGGACTTTCCAGCCTTGGCACGTCCTAGCTTGCCAAGTTGCATTCTTTCCTTGATTTGTTCACGCTCTAGCTGAGCAAAGACACTCAAGAGTCCGATCATGGCTTTTCCAAACGGTGTCGAGGTGTCAAAATTCTCTTGCAAGCTCAGAAATTCAATCCCATTCTTGATGAATACATCCTCTATCAAGAATAGTGTATCTTTCTGACTACGGCTGAGACGGTCTAGCTTATAAACTAGAACTGTATCAAATTTTTTCTTGTCAGCGTCTTTGATAAGTTTCTCTAGTGCTGGTCTTTCCGTGTTGGATCCTGAGAAACCTCCATCAGTGTATACTTTGTAAACCGTCCAGTCCTTAATTTTGCAGTAGGACTCTAATTTGTCTATCTGTTCCTCTATCGAGTACCCCTCCTCAACCTGTGAGGTAGTGGATACCCTGACATAGATGGCTACTTTGTTTGTTGATTTCATTGCTTTTGTACCCCCTTTTTGATAAAATAGGGTATAGAAAAGAGGGCCTTTTAATGCCTATCTTTCTATACATCCCACTCCACGCTCAGAGTCGCCAAACTTTGTGAGCGTGGGGCTTTTTTGTTTTTATTGTAAAAGTCGTTGTTTTTGTGCTGTAAATTCTTCCTGTGTCAGAATACCAGCGTCTAGTAGTTCTTTTAGTTTCATTAGCTCATCAGCAACAGATATACTTGATATAGTTTCCTCAACTTTTGGAACCTCTGCAATTTGTTCAACTGGTGCTGTTTGACTGAGATTTTCAGCTAGGATACTACATAACTTAACCTCTAGCTCGGCATTGTAAGGCACGTTTAGAACTGTTTTGAAAGGGTCATCCCTAGTCAGTACAATAGTTCTAGTTACTTGCTGACTAGTTACAGTCTCATTCTCCCCTGTGGATTGTTTCTTAGCTGTCAACGCACCCGCCAAAGTTCCAACTCCTGGCATGAGGATAGTACCCACGGCTGCTCTAGTCATAACGCCCTTGCGCTTTTCTTCGCCCTTTGATTTTGTAGAAGTAACCTCTTTGACGGACTCAAAGACCTGTATGTCTTTTATTGTGTCGTACTTAACAATGGTACCCAATCCCATTGAACCAAGAGAGATGACTCTTAAGTTATCATCCCACTTGGCACACATGAAAATCTTGCCTGTAGGTCGCATAGACTCAGCTAATTGTTTCATTTCTTCCTTGTATTGGCGTTTAGCCTCTTTCATTTCTGCACTATCAAAAAATCCCATTATATTATACCTCTCTAATTTTTTAAACCTTGTAAATATCTACGACCTCTCCGATTGTTCGGATGTCGTCGTTTTCTGACAAGTGGATTTCCTCGTATCCACTATTTAAACTTTGCAAGTACCAGCGTCCATCATAATCTCTTTTTAGCTTTTTGACAAAATTCTTGCCGTTTACTTGGAAAATACCAATGGAATTGACCTCAACCTGGCTGTTTACCTTGATAAAAAGTAGGTCATTATCTTCTATAAGAGGCTCCATTGAGTCTCCAGCTACTTTAGCAATAGTGTCATAACTCTCAGGTACATCACTAGCTCTGAGTTTAACCTCCATGTGTAGATTATCCTCTTGAAAAGTTCCATGGCCTGCAGCTACTAAACCCTCAACATAAGCTGTGACAAAATCTTCCTGAGACTTTTCAAAAATGGATAGAGGGGTAGCACTCTCTTGCTCCTCAAGTTGAGCCTGAGCATAATCCAAGACTTTTTCTTGTCTATCTCTTGAGAGTTTGCTATAGACGGGTAAGATCTCAGCCTGATCTAAATCAATCCCGTTAAAATAATCTAAAGGGACATCAAAGAAATCAGCAAGGATTTTGACAGATGAGAGTCTAGGTTCTTCTCTATTATTCTCCCATTTTGAAATTTTACCCTTATTAAAGTTGATAGTGTCAGGATATTCCTTGTTCAATATATCCGCTAACTCTTCAAGAGTTAGATTATGGCTTTTTCTAAGCTCTTTTATTTTATTTCCTATCATTGTTGTTGCTCCTTTTCTATAGATAGAATACCATAAAAGTTGCGAAAACACAAATTTTTTTAAAAAAAATAAAAAAAGTTGTTGACAACGAAAATTAAAAGAGTATAATAGGCTTATAACCAAGTTGCGAAAACGCAACTAAAAAGAAAGGAGATGTCTATGGCAGGTGTATTGGAATTAGATAAACCATACCATAATTTAAAGGGTATCATTGTCTCAAAAGGATTGAAACAGAATGATATTGCTGATAAGTTAGGGATGGATAAGTCAACATTGAGTATAAAGCTCAACCGATACAAAGGGCGAGATTTTACATTCTCAGAGGCAAGCAAGCTGGCAGAATTGCTAGGTATCAAGATGGAGGATTTCTAGCAGTATTTTTTTACTCTAAAAGTTGCGAAAACAACAACAAAGAAAGGAGCAAATATGAATGAACTCATCAACGTAACTCTGAATGATAACCATGAGCCAGTAGTGTCAGGTAGACAACTACATGAGGCTTTAGATGTCAAAACAAAATATGCCGACTGGTTCAATCGAATGATTGACTATGGCTTTGCAGAAAATCAAGATTTTTTGCTTCTCAAAAATGAGCAGCAAACAGGGCGAGGTGGTCACAATAAAGTTGACCACATCATCAAGCTAGACATGGCCAAAGAAATTGCCATGATACAGCGAACGGAACGAGGCAAGCAAGTCCGACAATACTTTATACAAGTAGAGAAAGACTTTAATAGCCCTGAGAAAATCATGGCAAGAGCATTGCTCATGGCTGATCAGAAAGTCCACAAGCTGGAGGCTCAGATTGAGGCTGATCGTCCTAAAGTACTCTTTGCTGAGGCAGTCAGTGCAAGTCACACATCTATTCTAGTTGGAGAGCTTGCTAAGCTACTCAAGCAAAATGGAGTAGACATGGGAGCTAATCGCTTGTTTAATTGGCTCAGAGCTCATGGCTATCTCATTAAGCGCAACGGGCGTGACTGGAACATGCCAACGCAAAAGAGCGTAGAGATGGGGCTCATCAGAGTCAAAGAAACCAGTATCACACACGCTGACGGCCACATCACAGTTAGCAAGACACCACTTGTCACTGGTAAGGGCCAACAGTACTTTATCAACAAGTTCCTTGATCAGGAATACTTAACAGGATAAAAATAAAAAGCCCCTCTGGAACGGCAATTCCATTGAGGGACTAAGCAAAATACTTTACGAGGTAATTATATCATGAAAACAGTAAAAAAGGAATGGGAGCCACGGATTGTAAACATCATGGCAGATGGTTCTCAAGTTGACGATCTGACAGGATATGTCATCCCTGCTAGTCATTCCTACTATGACATCATTTTAGGAATGCACAAGTAAGAGTTACAGAAAGGGGCTTAAATATGAGGTATGCAGTACATAATCAGGAACACCAACGAGAACTACACTCAACTGAACAACCACTCAGCTCAAAACTCAAATCTGAGCTTACAAGCTAAAGGATTGCTTTTGGTACTGATGTCTAACAAGGATACATGGCGCCCTTACATTGATGAGCTTTCCAAACGCTCTAGGAATGGGCGTGACGCTCACAGGGCAGCTTTTGACGAATTGAAAGAGGCTGGCTATATCCGTATCTATCGCAAGAGCTTTGGTCGTGGTAAAGGTATCCAAAATTTTCCTTTAGTTCAAGATGTACCAATTTCAGATAGTTATTGGGAGTATTGGGTAAGCAATCTTGAAAAAGAGTTATCCACAGAATAGTAAAAGGATTTATTTACAACTTACTG